GTTGACAACGTAGCGCGGGTACGTTGCACTGATGAAGGTCTGTGGCAGAATCGGATTGTAGTCACCACCGCCACCACCACTAGTCAGCCAACCGTCGAAGCTGCCCTTCGTAACCATCCTAGCGAAAGCGACGAGACATAATCTTCGAAGTTCATCCTCGTTAGCCTCCTCGATGCTGATCGGATCTGCTACATCCGCCAGGGTATCGCCTGTAAGATTCTCTAGGTCTTGGTTCTGAAGGAGGGTGTAGACCCTGGGGGATCTCTTGTCGGCGTCTGGTAGAGGCATCACAACCACCCGTCAAAGGATCCCTTAGTTACCATACGCGCGAAGGCGACCAGGCAAAGACGGCGGAGCTCGTCTTCGTTGAGCATCTCAATACTGATCGGGTCAGCAACCAGGGCGAGGTCATCATCGGTTAGATTCTCTAGCGTGGTGTTCTTGAGGAGTGTATAGACTCTAGGTGATTTCCCCTCTACATTTGGAAGAGGCATTATCTCACCTCTTCTCGGCCCATCTTACAATTTCACGCATGCGCTTGACGCCCATCAACTCACAGTCGAACAAGAGTTTTGCCGACTTCTTGACTGCTGCCTTCTCGCTGGCGCTCATAATTGAGAACCGGCCTTTTGCTCGCTTAGATATCGCCATAGCCCTGCACCTCAGGCGGAAAGCTCGACAGCAGCAGTATAGTTCAGGTTGACCTGAATTGAGCAGGTGGTGAAAAGCGGGAAGTGGTTTTCAGAGTCCTGGGCAGCAAACGCCCCGGCTACGTTTCCGATGTTGTTCTTGATCCATGCTCCTCCTGCTGAGGTCAGCAGAGTGCCATCGCCTGAAACCAAGAGCGCCTTGTTGATGATCTCTGAGGAGCCGCCCAGCGTATCGCCGATTGTGTTTGAGGTGATCGTGTCCAGTAGGGCAGTACTGCCGGATCCGGACGGGGTGCCCTGGAAAACTCGATGACTTCCCTGGTTGGTCTGGGTCAGCAGGCTGGCGGTGCGATCAGCAGCAGTCTGAGCGTAAGCGTAAAGCTTGTCTCCAGGTTGCAGCATGACTCTTGCTGTCGCTGGGAAATAAGACCCACCCGCCACGCCCGCATTTCCGATGTTGATGAAGGAGATGGGAACGCCCTGGCGCTCGATGTAGCAATAGGCGGCGGCGTTCTTGACGCAGATATAGCCGGCTACGACTGTTTTCTTTGGACCATAATCTCCTAGACTTTGGGCAACCGTGGTTATCTCAGCATCAGTCAGGATCTCTTCCTTAGATCCCTCGGTTTGTGCTGTGTTCTGAACTGGAACGGTTGTCCCGTCAGAGAAATAGATGACGCCAGAGGCGAGAACGTCAGCCATCAGCCTAGCCTCACATTGAGTCCGAGGGGCTTAACTAGTCGATTTGCGGCTGAGAAATTTCGACGCATCAACTTGCGAAAAATTCGGGCTCCGACATTGAAGGTCACGGATTGTAATGCCATTGGTACCGCGTTGGCGCGAGCGTTCGTCATGATTTGAGCGAACGACATCGTAGGCTCGTTGAGGATGTCGGATAGGCTGATGACATCGGTTCCAGTCATCTGCATCGAGGTAGCCGCAGATCCGAGTCCCACATCCCCGACGCTCTTGTAGCCTATATCGAAAGTTGATGTGACCACTTCTACTGGTCCAGCTCCAAGAGTTCCCTGGGTGAGGATCGCTAGATTGCCATACCCGACAAGGGCGTCATAGACGTTGAAATATTTCGGTCCTCTACGTCGAGTTACCTTCTTCGCCTTTGCCATATCGAACACGACGGGGAAACCTCGGTTATAATTCTACCTTTACGGTTTTTCAATAGGTGCAAACTTTCCATCGACAGCTCTGTCCTGGACAACGGCGTTGATCGTGTTCATCTTCTGGTCAGCAGCAGAGGCGATGAACTGGGCGATTGCGCCCGCAATTGGATTGATTGGTTCAAATCCAGCCGATCCTCCTCCACCGAGCTCCTTGATTGTCGACTGGATAGCCAGGGCGAGCGAGTGATCTAGTGCAACGACCGCATTCTTCAACTCGGATCGCATCCAGAGAGCCAGAGCGACCAATCCAGCCAGCGAAAGTACCTCCAAAACGCCCAAAATGATGATTTCTAACGCTACCATGTCCGTCCAACCGCCGTGTTCCGACCGTGCTCCGACCGTGCAACCTAAAATCATACCGATTTCATTCAAAATACTAGAGAATCTTGATACCCGGTGGCTAAAGTGGGCTAGTCATCGCCGGCGGGAGGGGGTGTGGCTGAAGGGGCGGAGCCCCAGAAGCCAAGACTTAGAACACCGAAGCATATATTATATGATACGGGCTCGCATCAGTTGGAGGGTCGGTCCGCGAGTGCATCCACGCTGAACGCCGATCCTCCACAGGTGATAAATAATGAGTCTATACTGCGAACGACCACGATGTAAAACTAAGATTGCCTCAGGATACAGGGTGGGTACTCGACAATGTGCCAGGTGCCTGAGGATTCACGGAGTGTGGCGATCATGAAGGCCACAGACGACACTCCAGCCGTGACGAGGACCTTCGAGGTAACTATCCCCTGCCCGCATTGCCGAAGGCTCCTGGACGTCTTCCTGAAGGAGGCGAGTTGATGGCTGACATTACCGACTGGATCGAGGATGGACCACCCTGCATGAATTGTGGAGAGAGAATCCCAGACGCCGAGATCATCCCCGGTAAGGATGGAATCGCATTCAAAGGGATGTGCAAATCGACCATCTGCCGAAAGCTTCCCCCTGGGGGAAACCCGTTCATGTATCTGGTGAGTTGAATGGGTAACTCAGGTCCGCCGTGTACGTCTTGCAAGGCTCAGAGGTCATTGAAGTGGGATCCTCTGGGGCGTCTTTGTCATCGATGTCTAACCTCAGCAGGGAGTGATTGAATGCACCTAATCTCAGCGACCATCTCAGAAGCAGCTTACGCGATCCGATCACGCTGGCCCTCCAGGCAGAAGAGCGCAAACACTAGTGCGGCGATCATCTTCTACGAGGAGCACGGTCCCAGCAACCTCAAGGGACTATGGCAGCAGGTAGCTGCTAGAGATAGATACATTCGCGAATTAGAGCGACATGTTCGCGATTTGAAGATCGATGACCCCAAAACGTAGCCGTTACCCCCCTACCTGAAGGGTCATTTCTCGATTCTTTGAATCAGGGTAGGTTCACACCGAATGCCTGGGCCCAGATTTGGGCCGTGCTCGTATATGTCTCTCCGGTTGACGGGTCTATTCCTGCCTCGGTCTGGTAGAGCGTCGCAGTCTGGGCGATGGCTGCTTCCTGGGCGGGTGTCAATGGAGCTCTCTCGATCAGTCTCAAGATGAAAGCCCAGAGCCCAGGGCCGAACTCGTCCTTGTTGGCCTTCCACCAGTTTCTAACGTCATTGATGATATCGCCGATATCGTTAGGAGTACCGAAGAGGATTTCCTTGCCAGTCGCTATCTCCAGCAGCGTGATGCCGATGTAAAAGTTCTCAAAGGAGAGGAACTGATCTATCGACTCGCTGACTTTGTCTACCTGGTAAGCGCCGATGATGGCGTCTAGCTGCTGGGTCTGTTTGTCCTGGAGACTGACCCGAACCTCAATTATCTCTGTTGGGGGTTTCTTGGTCATCAGAGCACCCCGGTGATCGAGTCCCAGAGTGCAGGGCCAAGTCCAGCGCCGAGGAGCCAGCCGAGGAGGAACGCGGCCCCGCTCTCGGTGATCATGTCCTTGGCGCGGGCACCGAGGGTAAGCTCACTCATCTGGTGCCACCGGCCAGTTATCTGCGGCGTCGTTGGCCTCATCGTGCTCCTGGGGGAGATCGCGCAACGCCTGGCGGTACTCCTTCCAGAGATTTGGGAGAGTGACATCCTTGAGAGCTCGCCAGTCACAGTTCGCCAAGTCTTTGTCGCGTTCTGTTCGTACTTCGTCCCAATCGAACTCGCGTTGACTTTCTTCAATCAGTACACCCGCAGCGAAGACCTGAACATTTCTTGACATGGGCATAATATCACGCTATTTTGAGAGTAATCGCAGGGTTGTCGAGATCGTAAGGAATGAAGTCGGTAAGGGTAATGCTGCTAGCCGGAAGGCTCAGGTCGGAATTAGCGAGACGAAGCGTACCGCCTTTACCGTTGATGTTCGTTCCATTGTAAGGGGCCGCCGAGGCTTGGTACGCTCGGGAGATTCCCCTAAAGCCGACAGCGATTGCGGTTGTGCTTCGGCATAACCCGATCCAATACATCGTTCCCTTGACTAGTGTTACGGTCGCTGTCAGAGATGTGTCGTACTTCTCGCCCGTCGACTCGGAGTCGAAGACCCCCTTCCCTAACAGCGTATCTGGTGATCCTGTTGTCGCGGTCGTTGAATAGATCCCGACTTGGATGTCGTTGGCTTCCGACGAAGCTGATGTGATTTCAACTCCAAGCTCTGACACGTCTCCGGATTGTGGTGATAAGAACGGGTAGAAGAAGCATTCATCGTTGTAAGTAGCGCTACTGAGGGTCTGGGTCGTAGTAGTCGCACTTCCCCAGGGTGGGTAACTGTTGACAACGTAGCGCGGGTACGTTGCACTGATGAAGGTCTGTGGCAGAATCGGATTGTAGTCACCACCGCCACCACCACTAGTCAGCCAACCGTCGAAGCTGCCCTTCGTAACCATCCTAGCGAATGCGACCAGGCAAAGACGGCGGAGCTCATCCTC